CTTGGAAGGTTAAGGAGTTTCCAAGTTCTTTTAAGAAAGCGTTATAGTAAGCACCTTCTGTTATGTTAGTAGCTTCAGTTTTCATAAGAATTACATCAAAGTATTCGTACTGTAGAGTCCTAGCTGCTTTGTTCGGGTCATCTAATAACTCTTGTCTAAACTTGTCAAATTGTTCTTGGTCAATAGTGTTTCTTACTTTAGCTGGGAGTTGAGAATCAGCTAGGCTTGTCTCAGCAGAAATGATTTTTAAGTTAGTAGTTAGCCCCATATTTCTAGCTTGTTGAGTGAGGCCTTCTATAATTTTTAATCTAAACGGTAGCTTAGCTCTTTCACCAGTACCAGTGCTTGTTTTTTTATTTAACAATCTTTCTCTAGCTTTCATAGTAGTACTTAAAGTTTCTTTCATGCCTTTTATGTAGGTATAAGTTTGCTTCTGGTATTTAGGGTTATTTTTAAACGTAGGTTTAGTTTCAGATTTCCTAGTCATATCAGCGTACCTATCTCTACCTCTAAACTCTTGTCCCTGTTGTTCTTGGTAACTACTAAACAAATCTCTATCTCGTATATCACCTTTAGTGTTTGTATTGTCTACAGGGTTTCCCATAGCTACGTCATCTAGAGCATAAAGTCCGCTATCGTCCAATTGAGCAGTGCCCCTTTCCATAGTAATAGTTGCGATGTCTTGGTAGTAAGTACCAATCTTCGCTTCTTTGTTTATTGTCTGACCAGCCCCTTTAAAAACTTGGTTTTGTTTATAAGTAACTTCTGAAACTCCCGCTCCTTCATAATCAAACGCTACTTCTGTAGGTGTAGTTGTTGTTCCTTCTTTAACAATTCTTTTACTCCCGGGTATAACTTTGGCTGCTGGCTGGCCTAAAGGCCTGTCGATTGTAGACAAGTCACCCGGGTTGTTCCTTAAATCTTGCGCCATAATAGCATCTAGAACTGCTCTTACAGGAGAAAGCAATTTAACTATGGCCTTGTCTTGTTCTTCTAATTGAGAAAATAACTCTTGTGATGCTTCTTGTTCGCTACCGGGTTTAGTTTGTATGTTTTTAAGTTGTTTTATGTACTTAGCAGTTCTTACGCTTCCTGTTAACTCTCCTGCAAAAGGCATTGAGTATTGAAGAGTCATAACATCTTCTAGACGTTGTCCCAACTCTTCTAATTCGTTAAAAGTCATTTCAGACATGTTAGATTCGTAATCACTTAAAATACCAGATAAAGTATGAAATTCTTTATCTGTTAATAAGTCTTTAAAATTAGTTTCTACGTTAGCAAAAGCATCTTTAGTAAAATAATCTCTTGCTAGTCTAGGTAGAGCAAATTGTTTCCTAAGAAAAGTTATCTGTGCTGATGCATCTCCTTTTGGCAACCTAACTTTCATTATGCTAGCCCCTGCTCCATCTGGGTTGTCTAGTATGTCTCCTATAATTGCACTTTCTTTTTCTCTTGTTGGAGTTACTCCTAGTCTTTTTTGAGCAGCTTGAGTATCTGCCATCTCTAATAAAGTGTTTGAATCAGCTACAGTGTTTGGATAATATACAATTTTAAAATTGTTTGCTTGAAGTACATCTAGCATATCTATAAAAGCGGCGACTCTTTGCGCAGCCCCATCTCGCAACTCTTCAAAAGTTCTTTGGTTAGTTCTTTTAGTAATTGTAGTTATACCTTCTAAAAGCACGCTAATGTCTACATCTCTAGGGGTTGTTTGTTTTGCAAAAGGGTCTAAGTTTTGTATTTTAAAAAAGATTGGGTTGTTCTTCTTGTAGTCTTTTCCCCTAGTTCTTTGGTATGCTTGTTCTGTACGAGTTTGTAAGTCTTGTTTAATATTTCTAAACTCATCTACATTTCTTCTAGTAACTTCCCTAAACTCTCCTTTCTCTGGAGTCATCCTCACAATAACAAACCTTCTATTCTCATACTTTTTCATATCAGCAATATATTGTTTATCTAATTTCTTGCCTTTATATTTTCGTGCATCTGGTTTTGTCGTTGGTGTAGTCTTGAACACTTCTCCTTTTTTGGTGGCCGCTCTAAATTTAGCTATGTCAAAAACATTTACAAACCTAACAAACCCTACATCGTCAGTATTCTCTGACTCTTCTTTAGACCTTCGCTCAAACATCTCCAAAGCTCCTTTAGATAGAAAAGGGCTTTGGTCATCATATTCTTGTAAAAGAGTCGGGTGTACAAACTCTCTTCTTACTCTAGCTATGTTAGCTGGTGTAGCCTTAGGATCATTTTCACTTATCATAAAGCCTACACTTTCTTTGTGTGCAGCTAGTTTGTCTTCATAGTCTTTAATTTTTTTCTTATCTTGAGCGGTTAAACTCTTTTCCCATTTTGCTACTTTCTTTTCATTGGTTGGTCTTCTAAGTTTTACTGGTAAAGCTGCTGGTCTCTGTTTATATCTGCTCGGGTCTACAAATGGGTTCTCTGAAGTACCAGACCCGAATCTTTTCATAACAACAGAAGAGACATCTCTTATAGGTACTCTAGTAAAGTCTTTATCTTCCTGTGCAATATCTAAGGCTGTTTCTGTTAATATTTCACTAACTCCTACACCGGGAACATCTTTTAATTCACGTCCTTCTTGTTCAAACCTAGCTATACTGCTAGAAATAGAATCTTCTTGTTGTATCCTAGCACCTTGTTCTGCTATTTCATCGAGTAAATCACTCATCTCAACTAGAGGGTTTTGTTTTACTCTAGCTAAATAATCAGTGTCTTCTTTGGTCAAAGCGCCCACAGTTGTTACCTTTTCTGTTTGAGGGTCTACAACCCCAATCAGGTCTGCAGCGCTATTTATTGATGCAAGTATGTTTGCCACTCTTTGTCTTGTTTCTTTAGGTAATCGTTTTATTTTTGCTATTGAAGCTTTTGCAGAGTTAGCTTTTGTGTTTTTAACAAAGAAAACTAAATCGTCGTAATTTATAGGTAGTTTATAAAAGTCTTGTATATACTGGTCATAAGCCATTTTATCTGTTCTTCTTATACCTACGCCTCTTCTTATGTCTATGTTACCAGCAGCGGTGGCTACATCAGGGGCTCCTCTATCGCTTTCTAAATCCCCCGTATCGTCTTGTTCAGCAGTTCGCATTTCACTTCGTGCTTCTTCTTGAGTTTCTTCTCCTAGGTTTTGATCTGAAGTATCTTGGAAAGCACTTCTTATAACAGAGAAAGGAGTGGTGCTTGTTACATCCTCAATGCCTTTTTGTCTGTAAGCTTGGTGCTCCGCTAGGGTTTGGGTAATTATTTTATAACGGTTAGGGTCTGCTTCTCCCCTAATAAATAATGCTGCATCTCTAGCTGCTTCAAAGTCTCCTTCTGTAGTACTAGAGGTTCCTTGATAGTGAGCTAGTTCGTTGTATTTAGTATCTAAAATACCTACAACCATATCATCGCCCGGTTTTATGGCTCTGCTATACCCTAAGTTTTTAGCAAGCCACTCTCTTTGTATTTCTGTGTTAAAAGGGTATATGTCTACTACGTTTGCCCACTCTTGAGCTTTACCAGTATTGTTTGTAAAAACTGTCCCTGTAGGAGAAGGTATAGTAATTCCATCTCCTAATAGTTCATTTAGTTTTGGCAAGACTTCCATAGCGTTCTCTTTGCTATCTATGTCTATATAACTTGTGTCTTTGTTAGACTTTGGGTCGGCCATTAACTCAAAAGAAGACAAAAGGTGATCAGGCCTTTCTTTTAAAATTGTACCTGCTTTTACCTCTGCATCTCTTCTAGCAAAGACTCTTGCCCCATCAGATTCTGCTAGTCCTATTTGACCTAACTCTCGTAGTTTATTGATTGCACCAGTACCACCACCTAAAGCTCCACCAACACCTACACCACCAAAAAAACCAGCGAACAAAGCATTTAATCTATCTATCTTAGCGTTTGCTTGTGTGTAATCATCATCTATTCTAAATTTTTGTTGCACGGACAACTCTTCTTGTAGAGCTTCAGCTATACCCTCTGCAACTGAAGTAACAGCCACACCAGCAGCTAGGTCTCTTTTAAAACTAGCTTGACGTTGCAATCTAAAATCAAATGGGTCTTCTGGATTAAATCTAGTTTTTAACTTACCACCCCGCATCAACCTTGTGCCTATGGTTCTAGCAGTGGCATACTCTGCACCTAAACCTACAGCACCAAACACTTGCCCTTGAGCTAACGCTTGTAGTGCATCCTCTGGAGAACGCATGTCTTGGTCTGCAAAATCACTAAAAGCAATACCAGTACCCATTCTTTGTTCTTGGCTAAACGCACCTGCAATAGCTCCTACTTTAAACCTGCCAAAGTTCTTCTGCGCTCTAAGTTGTGCGTAGATATCATCTAAGTCTTTTAGTTCTGCATTACTAAGAGGGTATCTAGGTTGTTTACCAGACCTTTCTGCAAGAGTGTTTACATATTTTTTATTTAATAAATTTTCTGCATACTCTTTATTAACGTTTGGTTTTCTTTGAGCCAAACGTTTAGGTACCTGTTTAAGGGCTTGTTTTTTTAGTATTGCTGAACCTGCTCCCGCTAACAAAGCTGGGGTTGCTGTACCACCAGTAGCTATAGTACCACCAGCTACAACAGCACCTACCGCAAGCGCTTCTGCCATACTAGCAGCTAAAGAGGGGACAAACTGTCCAGTTGCTGATGCAAACTGGTTAAAAAATCCTGAGATTGTAGGTTCTTCATAAAACTGTTCAAAGGTTTCCATGCCTTGTAGAGGTCTAGCTGCTTCCGCTTCGAACCTATCACCTTCTCTTAAAAAATTTTCTGCGGCGATCTCATTGCCACGCAGTGTTTGAATAGTAGCTCTGAAGTTTTTGTTTTGTGCGTTGATGTTCGCAACACCAGAAACTAACCCTGCCCTAAAAGCTTGTGCTGGATTACGGATTAGTTCTACCCTATCAGGTCCTGCTGGAGCAACTGGTATGGTGGGGTCTTGTTGTAATAGCTGTGACTCTTGCTCTCTAGTTAGACTAGGCATGGCTATACTGCCAGTCTTTATTCTTTGGATTATATCCTGTTCGTTAGTTGCCACAAATTAGTTCTCCCTTTGGAATACAGACATAATCAGAGCCATACTTTGGGCATCAGGGAACTCTGCCCTAAGCGCATTTCCGCTTAGGACTGGTATATATTGATTTCCAACTGGGTCAATAATAACCACTTCTTTTATCTGTTCTTGACCGTTAGGCGCTCTTTCCATACGTAGTCTAATGCTGGAGCTAATGTTACCAACAATAGCATCGTAGTCTGTTCTATTACCAAATAAACCTGTGCCAAAAAGACCTCCTCGTTGATCGCTTCCTTTTGAAATCGCAAGAGCGGCTATAAAGTCTCCTAACTCTTGAGTTAATACCAGTCTTGCTCCGTCAGAAATGGTGCTAGCGTCTATCAGACCATCTGCTCCAAAGGTTAGTCGTGAACCATTTTTACCGCCAGTTAATGTTATTCTCTGTAGTAAAGCTTGTAGAGAATTTTTATTATCTTGGAATATAGGGGTAGCAGAATATTGTGTACGTTCGCCTTCATAATTTTTAAAGTAGTTAATATCTGCAGCTGCTTTTATAAACGCTTCAGTACGGGCAGCTTCATCTTCTCTACCTTGTTGTCTAAGTTCAGCTACAATCGCGTCTTGCTGTACACGTAGTGCTCGTTCTCTTTCTTCCATTTCTCGTCTAGAATCCATTACCTTTCTATCTGATACAGTCATGTCATCAGTATTTATAAAGTTTAGACCAGCTTGTAAATTGGCGTTAAAGTTAGTCGGGCTATCAGTGTTAGCAGAAGCAATCGCATAAGCTAAAGCTGCGTCTTGTCTATTAAAAGGTATTTCAGGGTCATCAGGCAGTCTTGCCATGTCTTCTGGAGATTGAACATTGTACTTGTTAAAGTAAGTTTGAGCGTCTTTTAAAAACTGCTCATCAAACCCAACTCTTAGTAATTCGTCATAGTTATTTTCAACGAAACTTGTTATTTCTTCTCTTGTACCCTGCATAGGGAATACAAGATCAGTGCCTCTAAACGTTTGTGGTGTAGCGCTTCTTTGGTATTCAACGCCTTCCCTAGTTATAGTGTCTGGGGTTGGGTCTGTAAGTCTTGTTACTGATCGTGTTTCAGGCATTGTTACACCATCAGGAAGACCAGCTACTGGCACTTCTTCTGTGATTTGTTCTCTTGTATATCGTTGAGATGGTTCTGCATTAAGCAATGCTCGTTGTTCATCTATATTTATACCTGTCTTAGTGGTTATAAAGTTACTAGGGCCACGTAATCGTATTATTTGACGTTGTACAGATGCAGGCTGGTCAAAGAAACCACCTTCTCCTGACATTTTGTCAATAATCTCGTCAGCTTCTTCTCTTGTTATCGTTTCTCCTTCAGTTTTTCTTCTTGCTTGTTCTGTCTTTTCTGCTTGTGACGCATTAAAAGCATCTAATTCATCTTGTATCAAAGTCCCTACTTGTATTATTTCGTTAGCGCCTTGAAGAAGAGGTATGTTACCCGCCTCTATTTCTTGGTTTAATATGTTTATAGTGTCAACCGCATCCCCATCCTGTTCACCTTCTCTTTCGTTTGCTAAATTAGTACCAAATTCTTTTTTCGATTCGCTAAGTACAGAAGCTCGTCCATATTCTGCTCCCTGCCTAGAGTTTCTAAAAGTTTGTCGAACAGCAGTATTTACTATGCCCCTAAAACCAGCAAGGTCAGAAGACATAATTATATCTTTAGGGTCATTACTAAACCCTAAAGTCTTTGGGACTATTCTTTGGTCTACCTTTAAATCGTAGTGGATTGCACCAGTATTTTTATTGATACGAACCCCTACTACCTCCCCTTTTTTTGTATTGCCATCTTGATCAGTATGTAACCTAGATACACTCAAACTATTTAAAATGCTTGTTACCAAATCATTGTTGTTTACTTGTACAAAATCCTCATTAAGACTTTTCATACCACTATAATCAGCAGTGCCATCTTCTCCAATTTTAAGACCAATAAGTTCATTGAATTTTTCTGGGCTTATATCTTTGTACGAAGTGCCATCTTCTGGGTTTATAACTAAGTTTTGTGTGTAAGGGGTTATGTTATTAATAATGTCACTAGCATTATCTTCCTGTCTGTCTTCTTGTTCTGCTCTGAACCTTTGACCTGCTGCTAATCCTTGATAATAAGAACTCATGTTATATTCCGAATGCCGCTAACACCGCGGTGCCCCCTCCTATTAGGGCGCTTCTGTATTGAGACCTAGCATTTCTATATGCCCCTCTTCGTGCAACTTCATTCTGGGCCGCTGTGCCTAAGCCCGCCAAGGCGCTTGCGTTTACCCCTTGTCCAATACCTATAAGTTCTGATAAAAGAGCTTGGTTAACTTCTCTTTGAGCAACTCTAGCATTGTTTACAGTTCCTGCTAGTGTCAACTGGTCGCCTCTTTGTGCGGCACGTTGTTGCTGTTGCCTTTGTACTGCAGACATACCAGCCCCACCATAACGTTCTAAGTTTCTGGCTTGAATTTCTCCTGCTATTCTGCTTTGGGTCAAAGCGCTCTCTCTAGCATTGTCAACAATAGAAGTGTCGTCTGTTAGAGCCAAAAGTCTTTCTTCATAACCCCTAAAATTATTTATATAGTCCTCATAATCTTGACGTAGAATATCTGAGTAGATTTGATCAGCAGTAGCTTCTTTACCTCCACTCTTTCTTCCCGCTCTTTCTCTTGCTTGTTGCACTACTGACAGGTCATTAAACATATTCGCTAACATAATTATCCTAATAGGCTTGGTGGTGGGTTATTCTGAACCCCTTGTGGGTTGTTATCATCTGTTTGTTGCGTAGGGCTTGGGTTTTGTCCTTTTTCAAATCCTTTTTTGTAAGCAAAACCTTTACCTAAATTAGTTAGTCCTTTTATGATACCTAAACTTTGTGTTTGTTTTGCTTGCGCTCTTTGTAAAGTGTCAGTAGTAGCAATCTTAGCCGCTTGTGCTAAACCTGACATGGTAGTAGATTGCATTTGATTAGCTTGTTTTAAAACACCTACTTGGTCACTTCTTGCACCTACCATACCTTGTTTTATACCTTGCAACTGTTGAGCACTAGCTGCAGAAGCTAAATCTGCTTGTCTATCTACTGACATTACGGCTTGCCTGTTTGGGTTAGCTAAAGCCTGCATAGTATCTGCCTGCGCTCTACCCTGAGCCATACTGACTACTCCCTCTTCTTGATCAAAAGCCGCTTGCATTTTTTCTTTCATCTTAGGCAGATAATTTTGTCTGTAGAAGTTTTTCTGCGCTATAGATATCTCCTGATTTTGCTTATCAGCTTCTGACGCTTGATATTGTGATTTTTTAGGTTTACTCAACTTTTCTCCTGTAAACTCGTGTATCCAAACTCCAACCGTTTGCAACTGCATACGATTCGAACCCGGGAACATTAGATTGTGCTTCTATAAACTTACAATCTAGTTCTTTAGCCACGTTCTCTATCCATCCTTCATGGGACACCCATTCGTGCCCTCCCATTTCATAAGTATACGCTAACCACATATACAATGTCTTGTCTTTTGTGTACCTATCTATTTCTATAGTTAGTACCAAAAAACCTGTTGGAGAGGTAAATAAAAAGGCTCTTTCATTTACACACTCACTGTAAACATCTTCTGGAATAAAGGTCAGACTTGGATTGTCTTTTAGAATTTGTGCTATACCGGGTTTTACAGTGTTCCACGTGGAACGAATATCAGTAAGTACAGGTTCAACAAAATCAGTAGTCAATCTCCTTTCCGTATTTTCCATAGCGCCTCCTTGGCATACCTATTCCTTTATACTTTACGGTTCTTTTTACCCCAAGGTCTCCGCCTCTTGCACGAAGTTCTGCTTGTTGTATTTCTAAATTAAATTGGGCTAGGTACTCTCTAGCCGCACCTATATCTGTCCACTCTCTACTAGGCATACGCAATAACCTATACAAAGTCCCATAAATAATTGCATCTCTGTATTGATTAGAGATTGTAGTGTCTATGTTGTTTGAAGTTCTGCTAGGCTTTAGTGCTACGCTAGTAATAACTTGTTTTGCCCCACTAGGCACAGGAACTATCCAGAAAGAAGTCGGCGTTTTTTGCAAATATACATGAGGATTACCAGATTTATCTCTCCAATCTGGATAGTTTAACTCTAAACTTCTTGGGCTTATGGGGTCCATGTCTTGCCCATCGTAGGTCATATACAGTATTTGATGTACTTCTGTGCCTGTAGGTATATCAAAATCATATTCATACACACCTGAGATGGTATTAAAACCATCCATATCTAGTATGTATGCTTTAGAACGTTCGCAAAACTCAATGGTGGCAGAACGTAAATTAGACTCTACTAAGGAGTCAGGACAAAAAGGCACATATGGCAATACTTCTTTAACCAAAGAAGAATAACTAGCCATATTAGCCTCCTTGTTGTGGCATCATAGGTGGCATTCCACCTATATTACTTGTTCTATCGTTGTTTGGGCTAAGTAGTTCTTGTGCTTGCATGCCTTGTCCAATGCACTGTAAGAACAGTTGGTAGTGGGTTGCTGATCGCTGTGCATTGCCTGCATATTCAGAGTCTTTTTGGTATGCTCTAAACAGAACATAATCAATAACAGCATTGCCGTATATATCATCAATGTCTAAATTAGAACTCGCGCTACTTAAATCTGTAGGCACTTTCGAATACACGACCTCTACGTACGCACTTGAGCCGCTAGCTACACCCGGATACACGTAATAGTTCTTTGGGTCATCTTCATCAAAGATGTAATGTTTGATTACGGCGCCGTGTGCTGCGTCCCCAGATACAGTAGGATCATTCCAATCTGGCTCTTGGGTGTTAAGAATATCTACATTTACTATTCTGATTGCTCTTTTACCTGTAGCACCACCTGAAGCATCAGACATATTTCTAGTTACTTTAATTAATCTAAGACCTTCAGTTGGTAGTGTCTGTTTAGTTCCAGTAACTAATTGAACATTAGCAGTCTTTGCAGACGACTCTGGTCTATAGTTTACAATTTCTCTTTGTGCATCGTTTATATATCTTAGCAATTCTGCTTCAGGCCACCTGACGCTTGTGGTGTCCTGTAGGATATCTTCTATCCTTGATAATAAATTTGTCCCGGTTAAAGCCATAATGTTACTCCGCTGCTTTTAATTCCTCTATCAAAGCTGATTTCTTTTTGCGTCTATCAAGCTCAATACCTATGGTACGACCATACTCTTCCAGCTGTACTTTTGTCATAGATTCTAAGTCTACAGATTCTTCTGCTACTTCTTCTACAACTTCTTCTACAACTTCTTCTACAGGAGCCTCTTTGACCTCTGTACAACCAGCTTGTAAACATAATAATCCTAAGTCATGTCCAACTTGTCTAGGTTCTCCAGCTTTTAAATGTATAACTGCTCCCCATGTTGAAGCTACTGACTTATCTTCGTTCGATACTATCCACATAAATTTTACTCCTTAAAAATGGGTGGCTTTAATTAGCCACCCATAAAATATATCACAATTAGAATGCAACATCTAACGCAATAACACCAAAGTCTTCATCCTGACCTGTTACGTCTGAATGATAAATTGGCTTCTTGAGTCCAAATATTTTTCCAATTGAAATACCGTTTTGGTTTCCATAGTCGAATGTGTCTTCAACTATCTCTGGAATACCAATATCAGCCATAGCTAATGCTTGTGCACCTGCAAAGATACATCTTGAGTAGTTAACATCAGCGTTAGCACCACCTTTATAACCAGCAGCACCAGCGTTTGATGATGTACCAGTTAAAGCACCACTTGTATTAAACACGTGTCTAAACTCGTGGATCATAATGCCATCTACCATTAGACTTGATGAGCCAGAGAACAAGCTTGATTGTGGTCCTCTAACACCAGCTTGCCTTACGTTAGCAAGGAAATCTGAGTCAAGTTTAAGGTCAGCCATAACTTGCGGAGTTACGAAAAGATGGAATGTCTCATCGTTACCTGCGCCTCTTAGGCCTCTGATGTAGTTGTCTTTAGCATAAGCTTTTAGATCAACAATAGTTTTATAGCTAAGTTTATCAGCTGCTTCTAAAGCAGTAACATCTCCAGCTACAAGACCGCTAGTTGCATCCACTCTTCTATGTCTATTAGAAGTTGGCGCACTTACAGCACTTG